TCATGAGTATATCGACCATCTTCAGCACTTTGAAACTTGTCTTTCACATAGCCAACTATCCCCTGTAATTCTTCTTGGGGATCTTCTATTGGTGCTACGGTATCGTCAGGTGGTTGCAAGAAATTATCAGCCATTGATATATACCTTAATTAGAAGTAATTTTTATCGTCAGCCATACTAAATAAAGAAGCTTCAACAGTAGGCTTTGTTTGCTTCTTTGGCATATCCATTTGTAAGACATCTTGGGTTACTGCTGTTGTAAACTCAAGACTTTCTCTATGTAGCCTATCAGAGCCTTGAGCATCGTTAACTGATACTTTATCTGAACCCATAATGTAGGCTGCACCTTGATTTAAACTATCTGCCATTTTTATCTCCTTTGAGCTAGTAGTTCGTTTATTTGTTGATCCAACGATAGTTGGCTCTTTCTTTCAGCTTCTCTGCCAAAACCTTCACTTTGTTTCTTTAAATTCATTTGTTTTTGTATTGCTAATTCATCATCCACTTGTGGAGAAACTTGCTGTCTATACTGTTGTTGGTCAGCTTTATCTTGCATAATTTGTTGATCAGCATTTATCATTTCTTTAGTTTTAAATGGTCTGTTTGGATCACCAGTTAATGTGGCATCTGCAACGTCTGTCGTACCGAATGTTCCTTTCACAGCTTCAGGACCTAATTCTGCAGCCATTTGGATTCCCGGATCAAGAAACTTTGCTCCTGCTTCAACTCCTGCAGCAACATTAGGTCCTAGTAAATCACTAGCTCCTTTTCTCATGCGAGATTCAAAACTATCATCACCACCTTCTTGTGCTGCTATATTGGCAGCTTGTGCTGTGGTGAAATCTTCTTTTATAAATTGAGTTCCGTATAATAACCCACCTATACCTAAGAATTTACCAAATAGTTTTGTATTACCTAATTTTTCTTTTAATATTTCTTTAGATTTGTTTAATTCTTCTTTGCTCAAATCTTTGTCTATCTTTTCTTGGTTTGCTTTTAACTCTTGTCTTTTTTGTTTTTTAAGATCAGCCTTTTCAATTTCAAAATCTACATCTGCTGCAAGATTTTTACGTTTTTCTGCGACTAATTTTGGCTTGAGTTTTTCTTTTTCAAGTTCTGCTTGTATTTTTCCTAAATCTGCTTTTTCAGTTCTTTCACCTAACTCTGCTCTTCGTGTAGTTTTTCTCTCTTCTATTAAACCTAGATCTCTATCATCAAGTTCTCCCTTTACTCTTACGTCAGAAACAATATCTTGTTCTTTTGGTATGACGTTTATTCTAGGAGAACCTTCACTTGTTAAATCTGGCAAGTCTATATCAAGTTCACCTGCAAGTTCATTTATACTGTCTAATTCTAAAACCTCTCCATACATATTTTGAAGAGCTATTAAAGCAACTTTAGGTGTAGGACCTGTTTTATCTAATATAGGAGATAAGTAACGATCCTGAGTCATCTTAGATAGTGTATCAGTTATTTGATCATATTTTGTATGACCCATTATCTGACTTACATATTTACCTTGTCCTAATTGTGTGGCTATTATAGAAGGGATTATCTTTCTAAAGTCTTTAGATCCTTTTATCTCTCTTCCCATGCTCGTTACAAAATCTGAAAACTTAGGTTTTACATGCTTTCTAACAGCAACACTCATATCATTTGCATCAACGTCACCAAATAGGTATTCGCCACCTTTTATTTGTTGATTTTTTAATATAGATAAAGCAACTTCAGGAAGCTCAACTGGATTTCTTATTTTGTTAACCCTTTTCCATTCTTCGGATATAGCTCCTGTTTGAAAGTCTATATCTTCTGCTTTCAAGCTAGTTATTTCTGAAGGTCTTAATGGAACAAGAGCATTAAATGCTACTGCAGCACGAGTATCAGCATCAGGTATTTCAGATATCCCTAAAGCTATATTTTTTAAAGAAATTTCACCTTTAGGTATTTTCTTAAATTTATCCTCTCGTCTTGGTTGTTTAAACGTTTCAGGGTATTCAGCCAACAGGTCAGAAGATTTTTGTAAAAATCCATCTGCACCAAACACTTTTATGAACGGAAAAGCTTGTTTAGTTCTACGTTCATATTTAGTTCTTAAATCATTTTCTACAACACCCAATTCTACAAAAGTATTAGCACCTCCTGTGCCTGTTTTACCTTTCACAGCTTCTGCCAACTTTAAAGATGTTTCTTCGTTTTGAAACACAGAAAAAGGAGAGTCTAAACTAATCCCTGCCTTCTCTAAATTTTTAAGCACAGGATTAGGTCTAGTTGTTTCAACTTTTGTTTTAGGATTTTTAGTTACTTTTATGTCTCTACCAGTAATCTTAAAGGCATCACGGATAGTTACATTCTCATCTAGTTTTATTTCGTCTGCCATCTGTTAATATCCAAATGTTTGATCGCTTGTTTGGTAGACTTGATTCTTGATACCACCAAGAGCTTTATGTATCGACACATACCCTGTCATCCTTGTCATTAGCATATATCGTAGTGCATCGTATGCGTGATCTTCTGCCTTTGTGTCCACATCTTCTGCATTTGTCTTGCTAAGAGGTATACCTGATAATTGTTTGATGAGGTTGACACAGTTCGGAAATATTCGTATTCTAGGTTCGTCTGTTCGAGGGTCATCGGCAAGCCTACGATGTATTTCCATTTTGCCTTGAAGTCGGTTTCTATCCGATGGCATCCAACGCACTCCACATCTCATCATTGTCTCTGCTATGGAAGGACCAAAGCCTGTCTTGTTCCAACACGATGAGTCAAGTACTGTATAGTGAGGAGTCGGATCTTCTTGTTCTACTTGTAGTATTCTATCTGCTAATTGCTCTGCTGTCAACTGTTTTACATACAGTTCACGATAAACCCATATATTGTTATCCCAGTCAATAGCACCCCACAGAACACAAGAAGGACTTGCATACCCATAGTCAGCGGCACGTATTCTTGGGAAGTTCGGTGGAAGGTCAAAATTCGGGACCACATGTTTACCTCTACTAAATTCAGGAAAGGCTGCACCTTCCGTTACTTCCCAGTCACCTTCAAGAAGTCGTTTACGTTCAACTTCAGGCAAGGATCGTAGCATTGCTTCGTATTGTCCGTCAGCTAACAAGTACGGATTGTCAGTCAAACGTGCAGGTATGAACCTACGATAAAAGAGTGGCTCACCTGCTTTTTCGTGTCCTTGCGGCCACACGAAAGGTTTACCTGTTTCAATATCCATTGCAGGAAAAGTCGAGTTGTGTTGAGATGGATCGATGTACATCTTCTTGACCCACCAACCTCCGACTCCTCCGGGGTTTGCTGTACAACGCATGTACAGATGCTTTTGCAGTTCAGGATCAGTTGCTCTAAGTCGTGAACGGAGATAATCCCAAACATAAGGCGAGGGATATTGGGTTATCTCATCTATGCCTATCCAGTTAAACGACTGACCCTGAAATCGTGTTACGTCTTTGTCTTTGTCAAGATAGGTAAACCATATTGTTGCACCTGATGGAAAGTGCCACGTTGACTTTGACTCTCGGAACTTTGCACCGGGGAAAGCTTTGGGGTAGAGTTGTCGTGACTTGTCGATAAGTTCTGTTAACTCATCCAGAGTACGCCTAAGAAGAAGCCCACGATGGTTGCTATTGTGACAATACCGAAGAGGGTCTGCGAGAAGTGCAAAGCTTTTTCCCCCACCTGCCGAGCCACCGTACAGAACATCTCTTTCGCTTGAGGAAAGAAATTCTTCTTGAGGTCCTTCGTTTGGCTGAAAAATAATTTCACGCCCATCCACCAGTTGCTCAACAACATCTGGCAACTCTTGTAAATCTTGTTTATCGATGACGGTAGTTTCATTGCTGTTCAGTGCCTTATCTACTTTGGTTATCTTTTCTTCGAGCTTACGTGCGTAACGTCTTTTGCTTTCTGCTTGTCTCGTTACCTTTGTTGCTCGTTTCTTGGCTTCAGTAAGTCTGCGTTGTGTTTGTTTACGTGCCTTGACTGCGTGTGAGTAGTTGTATCTTTGTTTGGGTGCGTTAGGGTCTTTCTTTGGGCGACCACGTTTGGGTGCATTATCTGTCATTTGCTTTTTTGAATACTTTTCTACCTCTAAAGAACACAATGAGGTTGATTGTTGTGTTAATCGATACCATTGTTACTAAGAGTGCTTGCCACCACTCAATTTCCATCGATAGTTACGTCTTTCTTAGGTGGCAACAAGACAATTCCGTGTACTGCCTGTACATTTACGTTGGTTGTTTCCTGTTTTCCTAGACCAACCCTGTTTAATAGCGATTCTGCAGCCCTGAAGCGTAGGTCATCCCCTCTTTCAGGTACTGGGTTATCTATTGTGGTTACAAGACGTGTAGCCGCCTTAAATGCGTTCATAGATAGTATGCTTTGTGTACGTCTTATGATCTCATCTGCTAGAGATGTACGTAGCCACGTGACCGATCCTCTTGCATATCCTGCTTTGAGGGCTGCATCGGTTACGTTTCCACCGTTTTCAAAGAGTACTTCGAGAAATTGCTCCTGTTGAGGACTTATTTCACGTTCTTTGCTTTTCTGTTTGGGGAGTAAATTCATCACAACGGTATGCTCGTGCTTGCATATTAGGTTTGTAGAGGTGTAATTCCTCTTTTATCTCATAAACTCGTGCAAGACATTGATCGTGGGTCATATATGGACCTCGTGTGTCGGCTAATTCCTCACAAGTATCGTTTAAAGTGGGTTGACCCCACAAACAAATCAATACAAATGCTTCAAACATGAGTTATATTCCTTAAATTGTACAAAGAATCAAACAAATAAAGCCAAATACACTGTTGTTATACGATATGTTTGGTTGCATGTGCTTTAACTGATGCTTTGTTACCTATATAATAGGTACTTAGCACGAATACGTCAAGAAAAATAATTATTTTATTGACAGAATAGCAATCGATGGATACAATCGGAGTAGAACCTCCGGGGAAATACACCATACCCCCTCTCCTTCCCACTACGCTATCCCAAAGGGATGCACCGTTACCTGTACAAGTAACTCATTCTAGCAAAAATATGGCGACATTGCATACAAGTACTGGTATACCCCCAGTGACCCTTCTATACCCCATACAATAAAAATATATCTTATAAAATCAATGATAACACCAAAGGCAACCATTGAACGCAACAAGTCAAAACGTCAATATTAAACTTTTAATGTTACCTTGCATCATCATGCGAGGTATTTTTTTAACTTGACCGACATTTTACCCCCTAGTGAACATTAATAACTTATACAACTAACCTTAAAGAGTTCTTTTGTTGTCACTATTGCGAGCAATAAACCAAACGCCGTTTAAGGCGAATACGTAAACAAAACAATCATTTAAGGATATATCAGAGGTTTAAAAGCAATAACGCCCTAGAAACTAATCTAAGGCGTTATTTAGGAGGTAACCTTTAAAGTTTATTTATCTATATTTATTCATATCACTATTAAGATCAGTTAATAAATAAGTTTTATTATCTATTTTACGCTTTGTTTCAATAGTGGTTTCGTTTAAAAACTGCTTCCTATATCTTGAAGTGGTATTGCTGTAATTCCAACACCTTTGATCTAGTAAAACATCACCTTGTTTGGTAATCAAAGCAATAACAGAATCATAACTTTGAAATATTCGATCACCATTTTCAAGAGTAATTTTAAATTGGTTAGCTACTGCTTTACCTGACCGATAGCTTTTAAAATTATCTACACGAGCAATATATATCTTTTCACTATTCATTTTATCTACCCTTTCTATTTAGTACTATTGTTAAATATATATTAAAAGTTAATACGAATTGTACAACCATAAAAATTAATATATCACGATATCCAAAATATTCATTCATATCTACAATCATATTTTTTAATAATACAATACAAATTGCTATAGTTGTTATTATTGAGATTGGAATTAAATTACTAAAATCTTTACGCATTTTATTAACCTTTCATACTATTATATAATTACCTTT